CAGTAAGACGGGCTTAGCAAGCTGGGACGGTTACTTTAATAATTTCAGTGCCTTTACATCCACTTCAACACTGCTCAGGTCTTTATCAATTTCACCCTCAATTCTTACTTTGTCTTTCGGAGAAACATTCTGACCGGCCCATATGCTGTCATCGATATCCGTGACAATTGTCCCGCTATTGTCACGAAACTCATAACGTTCATCACCCACTTTTTTAACGATGCTCCCTTCAAGGATAACCCATGCATCATCCTTCAGTTCTTTTGCCTGCGCTACTGTTGAACGCTCTGCTTCAGGCCCTTGGAAACCGCCCTGCTGTGCAAAAGCGCCAAAAGACACACCAGAAATAAGTGCTGCAATCAATACCTTTTTCATTCATAGTCCTCTTTCAGAGATGAACATTCAAACAGCATTTTCAGTATGGTAAAGCGCGGGTGCGTTGAGGATGCCTGACACATCAGAGGTGGCGGGAGATTACTCCCCCGCCTGGTCTCTTACTTCTCAGATTCGTAGTCTACGAAGACAGCGACCTCCGTCTGACCGGTTCGGATTCGCACCTCGCAGAGGTCTTTCCTCGTTACCAGTGCCGTCACTATGACGGTTAAACAGATGACGATCAGGGCGATTAACATCGCCTTTTGCTGCTTCATAGCCTGCTTCTCCTTGCCTTTCGGCACGTAAGAGGCTAACCTACATGTGTTCAGCATGGATTGAGCCTCAGATTAATGTTAAGCGTCTTGCAGGACGCGTAATGTTAACTGGGGCTTTTCTCTATCTGCCGTTGGTGTTCATGCCCGAGGCAGATAGCCTCAAGCACCCGCAGCAATTCTACTTAACTATCCTTTTCCCGCAAACCGTTTTTATCCCCAGCGGCAAATCGAATACACCACCAGCGCCACCGCCATCGCAATTCCTACCGTTGTGAATGCTTCAGGCCAGGTCATTGATTCACCTCCTGCGGCGGTTCTGGTAGCGACATCCAGTGGGTTGCTTGCCTAAGATCATTACCCGGACTAACTGCTATACCTCCGCGCCGGAACGTGCCTCCGAGATAGCGTGCGGAATATATTAATGGCCCAGCCTCGCTATCGATATTCATCGAAATAAGCACGTTCTGGCTCTTTTCAGGCATTCGCTCAGTACAGCTTATCCAGCCATCCAGAGTTATCGGAGATCTGGTTGACGTTTCCGAGATTTCCCGAAAATTGTTGGTTGACGAATTCTTATTTTCCCGAAAGTTTCCGGCCTGAAGCATGGCGACGCGGCAGGCGTTCCAGCCATCAGCATATGTTTTAGTTACACCGTCGAGATGGCAGGTAAGCAAATCCATTTCATCAGGCACTACCATTGCTATCGGCTCTGCTTCCAGTGATGCCAGCGCGATACGAAACACATTAGCCAGCAGGCTGTCTGAAGACTTGTTATCGTGCGCCGAGTCGCTCAGGAAGCCTGTGATGTATGATTTAATCTCCGCGCGTTCTCTGGTAATAGTGCTCATATCAGTTTTCCTTATACGGATTAATTTTATTGTGCAGTGCGCTGAATGATTCCCATGTCACATCGGTATATAGCTCAATAACTGGTTCAAATGTCCTTCCAATTATCCAGACCAGTAATAGCGGGGATATCGGTATCATCAACACTATAAACAGAATGAAAAACAGAAACTCTGTTGTTCTGCTCTTTCGTGGGTAATTTTTTTCTAAATAATGTTTCATTTCTTACCGCCCTTTCGGGCGGCCTCCTGATGTTCTGAGGGTGCAGGAATCCCTCCGGTTAAGGATTTAATAAAAATCGTTTCTGATTTAAATCTTCAGTATTTAGTTGTTAGTTGGTTTATCGCCTTTATGCTTCAGCCTTATTTCGCAACCAGACACAAACCGGGCCATCTTCCGTATCATGAATGGAACCAATAAACCAGCCATCGCCCTCTGGTCGTTCCGGTTCCCATGCAGAAATATCAGCATCACACGCATCAAGGTCAGCACATCCTTCATCTCTGAAGCAGAGGACGTATTGAAGATTATTTTCCTCCATCCAGGCGTTAAACTCTTCCGTTGAAATATATTCCCGACCATCACAGAATTTTTCATATTCAGGATGCGTCCAGCAGCCATATTCATTACGTTCCACTGGCATTTCTTTAATTACGCTCATTTACCCCCCTTATTTAATTTTCTACGACACTTTTTACAATCATCTGGACTTTCGAATGTATCCGGCTCACGCTCATTGCCAAAATACATCCACCCACCGCAAATACTTGTTATTTCACCTTCAGCAAAATAATGATGTTTTTTCGCCATAAGTGGCCTTGCCCAGCCCGGATTCGTTTTACTCACTTGTTGCCTCCTTTGCGAAGCTCTGCGACTAACTCGTCACATATGTGCGTCAAAGAGCAAAGTTTGATTGCTGGATGTTCGCGCACCATCTCCACACCCTGCGCCCGCAATTCTGCCAGAAAAGCGTAGGGGTCAGTTTTTTCACTGTGGTACATGGCATCATAGATAATCATTGCAGCGACACCTGCCTGTCCTGCATCTGTGACGGATATATGCTCAAGGGCTACGGCCATTGCGTGTTTCAACCTCTCATTTTCCACCTCAAGCACCACACGATTAGCCTCCAGCTCTTCTATGCGTTTTTTTGCTGCTCCCAGCTCAACACGCAGCTCCTGATAGTTAATCTCGCTCATTCTCCTTCCTCCCGCACTGCTGTTTTATATGCCCGAAGCACATGCGATGTTTTTCCTGACACAGTGCTTCTCAGAAAGAAAATTCCACTGGTGTTTATTACCAGATACGGGTCAGCAAGACGCAGCATATCCAGTATGTGATTATGTTTTCTTGTTTCCAGCACCGTACTTGAAATAAGCATATGTGACACGGGGCCGAAATCATGATATCTGATTTTCATATCATCACCCTGCTGTAAAAATTACCCGTTATCTCCTGTCGTTATTTTCTGTATGACATCACGATGCTTATTAATTTCCCGCAGCGCGGCGCATAAGCGCTCCCACTTCTGAACCTGACCTTTTGCCCGGCGCAGCTCGCGGTTAGCCACATGCAGCGATGGTAAAATCAGACCATCCGGATGCTTTCTGGTGAACGACGGCTGTGACTGCACTGTGACCGCCACACTTTCAGTTTTTATTTCTTCCTGTGTTTCCGCTTCCCGGACTGGTAACGCAACACCTGCTGGCTGAGGAAAGGCTTTACCATCGGTTTCCGTTACCGATGCAGCTTTCGGCTCTGCCGGTAAATTATCGCCCGGTATGCAGTAACGATATTTACCGTCCTGATTTACGCGAATCAGACGACCTTTGCTGACAGCCATCGCCAGTGATGAATTCGCCCGGCGGGAGGTAATCCCGAACATTAACGCCAGTTCGTCAGCCGACTGAGGACCATGCTGTTCAATCGCGTTAATCAGCATCTCTGCAGTGGTTTTTGGGGCCGCTTCAGTTGCCTCACTCGTCAGCCACCACATCGACCCCTTGTTATCAGCTTCGCCACGACGCTTCAGCTTCCAGAGTTCGGTAACAGCATCGTCACGGCTGATTTCAAGACGGGCTGCAATCTCGTGCGACGAGGCTTTTTTCAGTGCTTTCAGTGCGTCAAAAACGGTTTCCATTAAATTTTCCTCCCGGTAAAAATTACTTCTCAACTCAGACAAAACCGGCCGCCTTCCGGCGCTCATATTCCTGTTTCAGCAATTCAATTGGCGTTGGCCCTGGCGGGCGTTTGGGTGCTGCCAGTTGTCGCCGGACTGGCGGAACACTGAGGCCATTACCAACATGCTTTGCCCATTTCGTCAGCTGCCTTTCCACAAGCCGTTTTAACTCCCCTTCGGTCATCTGGCGCTCAATCCCCTTTGAACGCATCTCGAGGCAAATGTGGTACAGCACCGGCTGTGGCCACGGGTATTTATCACTCCCGTCGTACCGCCAGGATTCATTCCTCCAGCGACGGTACTCCTCCATCACGGCATCCACCGTCAGGCCAAATGGATTTGCCCCGCTCTCCGAAATCAACGCCACAAACTCAGCCAGATCCGGAGGCCACGTTTCACCCGCCCGGCAGCGGTCCATGCACTGACGGCAGACCTGCCGGATTTGCTGTTCAGTCATCGCGCCAATCTGAGCAATCCAGAGCTTCGACGGCGCAGCCCCGTTCTTCTGGGTCCAGCGGTTCGAATACACCTCCCCCATAAGTTCCCACAGCTTCCAGGCCGTTTCCGTTGCTGATAAATCCGTTTTCACG